AGCCGTCAACTGACGGCTCTTTTTGTTTACAAAATTATTCTTTTGTATAGTAATACTTTAATCCTTTAGCATCTAACCACGCTGTTGCTTTATCTAGCTCGCTACCTTGACGATAATCCGACTCAAAATAAACAAGCCCTTGACGATCTCCGCGAGAAACAATTTTTGAAGTGTATCCAAGCTTATCCATCATTTGAATCATTTCAGGAATTAAATTCACACCAAATTCGTAAGTAACCACCTTATTATGTTTGTTCACGATAATCTCCACTCCTTCTTCTTTATACGATTTATTTGTAAACCAATCTAACGACTTACTTCCAATTAATTCATTTAAATCACATTTTCCAATACCAGGGACATTTCCTGTTTCAGTGTATTGCCAAATATCACATGGATAAGCTGGTCTATTTCCACCATAACGAGGAATCCACACAAAGTCTGATTTTACATTTGCCATTCCGAATGGAGCATACATATGATGGCCAACATATAAACCAACTTTTTGAGCACCTAATCGGCGTAGTTCATCGATAAACGCTTGCGTGCCCGCTCTCATATCATCCATTGTTTTTACTTCCACGTCAGCGACCCAGACTGTTGCACTCTTGTCTCCACGATTCCAGAAGTCTCGAGCTTCTACACGTGCGTCATTTTCAGAAACGAAACGACAGAATGCATAGTTCCCAAAAGGAATCCCATGTTGTTTCATGGCTTGTACATATCCTTTATATAATGGATCTACATAATTCGAACCATCTTGTACGCGCGCAATTATGAAATCAATGTATTGTTTTGCCACAGGCCAATTAATATCACCATTCCATTTTGAAATATCTACAATGTGTCCCATTATTGAACATCTCCTTTTTTCTCTTCTTGTTTTTGTTTGCCACCTAAAATTTCAACTGCATTTGTTAATGGTTGTGGGAGTGGAATACCCATTCGTCCAGCATTTTCTAAAAGTGAAAGCAATTCATTCCCCATGAAAAAAAAGATTGTCGCTTCACGAATTGCATTGTTACTTCCAAGTACTGTATCGAGCTGGGCGGCCGCACCGACCAAAATAAAAAGCACCACCTTTTTGGCGATGCCTTTGAAACCAACTTTGCTTTTTAATTCTCCGTTATAACCTGCTGCAATCATGCCAGTTAAATAATCAATAACTGCCATCGTCACTAAGACTTTCAATGTTGCATCCCATCCTCCCAAAAAATACCCACAGAAGCCACCAAACGTAGCTATAAATGTTTTCAATAATACATCAATACGATCCATCTTTCCCTCTCCTTTTTAAGCTGCAAAGCAACTTGGGTCCATTCCAAATATCTCTGCAATATCTTCCTCACTTCTATCTTTTAAATAAGATTCAGTTGTGGAAATATCAGAATGGTTAGCGAGTGATTTTAGTTTTTCAAGTGGTACTCCTTGTACTTTCAAATTATCTAATCTGCTATGTCGGAAACAGTGAGGATTCATTTTAAATTCCTTCCCTTCCTTTTCGTTTAGCATCTTAGCAAATATGTCGCACCAATAATTAAATACACTCTTGTTCAATCTTTTTCTCTCCCCATTCTTATAAACACGCACAAACAAATCTGGAATAGTATCCTTACCTCGCTGATTTATATATAAACGAATGCATTTCTGCACCCGGTGATTGTAATATAATCTAAACTTCTTACCGCGTTTTCCTCGTACCACATTTGTATAATATTGTTCTGTCAGCCCTTCTTTTTGAACCTGGTATACCTCATTCTTTCTAGCCGCACTGTAATATGAAAGTGCTAAATACGTTGCCAACATATATTTTTCTTGCTCAAGTAATTCATCGATTAACCAATTAATCTGATCCTCAGTAATAAATGTAATTTCTCTAATCGGGTTCTTAGGTAAACCACGGACCCGTGAACCTACATTAAATTCATAATCATAGTCATCATCATCTGCACAAAACTCAAGTGCTGAACGTAAAGCGCTCATCAATCCATTTACACGCGCATTAGACATTCCCATCTCTTGAAAAATAATAGATAAGTTTCGAATGTCTTTACGTGTTAATTCAACCAGATTTTTATTTTCAAAGTGTTGATGTATTAGAAACAAAATAATTCGCAAATCCCAATTGTATTGCTGTAAAGTGCTTGCCGCTTTCCCTTGTGCTTTCTTTTCAATAAGAAAATCTTTGACTAGGTTTTTATTTTCTTGGCTAACATGCTTTTCATAAATTACTTGATCTACTATTCGTTTCACACTGATCATCTCCTCAAAATAAAAAGAGAAGTGAAATCACTCCTCTTGATTGATGAATTGAATCAAAGCCCTATTTTATACAAAATAAAAAAGCCTGCTTATGCACGCTTAATCTGTAATATCTAAATTAAAAAGCTCATCGCAATATGAATGACATTTCCATTTTGAACACCATTTAAGAAAATTCCACCATCACTTTTAACTGTAACTTCACAAACTGTTGGTCCATTGCCATATGCAAGTGCTGGGAAAGCAATATTTTGTACAGGGCGAAATCCAGCCGGAAGGGTTGCAAATATTGTTGTATTTGCTAGATATTTAACTGATCCAATAACAGATATTTGTTCCCCACTTCTCTTGTACTTCATTATCCTATCAGCAATGGTCTCTACACCAGTTGTAGGAAGGTTAATCCAATCTGTATCGGTTGCTTGTCTAATGGTTCCATCGGTTCGAATTTCAACTCGCTTTGTCCAATCCCACGATTCTTCTTGTTCTTTAGTTGAAGGGGCAATAACAAGTTGTCCTTGTGCGCCTTTATGGAGAACTGTTTTGAATGAACGACTTCCAATGACAATAGCATTATCAGTATTAAAATGAGTTGTTCCCGTATACGCCCCACCTGTTTTAGGTACAACCTCTTTCTCTAATACCATACGAGACCACTCAGACCACTTACCACCGTTATTAATTCGAATGTATGTATCATTCCAATTTCCTAACAGAGTAGCTTTTTGAACAAGAGCTGCATTTGTGGCGGATTCTACAGCAACAAAAAACGTATAGATGGAGGCGTTAGGTGTATTTTTAAGTTGACTTCCAACATAAGTTCCAGTTTTTAAAATGGTATTCAAGTCCGTATTAGCAGCTAAATCAATAGAAGTTCCATCATCATCCGTAACCTTCCATAACTGATACTTCTGTCCTGTAACCGCTGCTGTTAATTCATTTACGCGTTTATTTGCTTCATCAATTTGCTTTTGATACCCTTTAATCATTTCAAGAGCCTTATCAAACTCAGAAATATAGTTTTCTATTTTGATATTACCTTCTTTCACATCTCGCCTTAATGTAATACGAATGTCTGGTGTACTCATTCGTTCTGTACTTTTTTCCATCACAAAATAAGCTGTCCAATCATCCGATATGGAAACAGCTTGCGAGGACAATGTGTATGAAAATACGCCATTCTTTGCATCAACTATTTGAGCATCATCTCGAACAAACAGTCCGACTTGATTAATCGCTTCGTACTTCACTGCATACCCTGTTAAATCAACAATTTGCCCCTTTTCTCTTACGTATACTGTAATTTTCAAGCCGTTTTTATCATTTTGTCTCGAACGAATTGTTTTGGTAAACACAGGATCTGCTAAATCTATAATAATTTCCTCATTTCGCATGACTACACCTCTCTCTAACTATTCCTTTTCACGCGTCTAGGCGGTCTTCTTTGACGTTTTACTTTGTTCCTGTGTTTTATATTTCCTTTAGGCTTTATTGGCTCTAATTCTTCGATTCTAGCATCTGTTTTGGCTACATACTCCTGAAATGCTTTAACAGTCTGCGCAATCATCCCATATAAGCCAACACCATTTTCTTTTGATTCATCCGGAAGCACAACTCCATAATGAGTTGTAATATCATTTGTTGTAAGGATTGGATCTCCTTCTTTACGTTTCATACGCATATCATACAACTCGGCTACTTCTGTCTTAAGGTTGTACTGTTTAATTTCCCAGCCCATTACCTTCTCTAACGCATCAAATTTAATATCACGTATATTTGTTTTATATTTCTTTTTAGAAGATACTTTAAAATCTGCTGCTAAAACACCGTTGAAATAAGTTCCCCCAGCACTTTTCACTTGCACATAGGTATTTTCATAATTTCTGTTGTTCCGTAATAAGATGTTCTGAAATACGATGTCACTATCTCCACCAGGTGTCAACTTCAAATCAACAACTCGATCTCCATTTTGGCGGAAATTAAACCCTTCTTTTGCAGTGAAATAAGCACCACCTGTTCTGCTTTCCAGAAAAAGATTATTTTGGCTTCTCAAAGAAGCATAGGATGCTTTTGACTCTAGTTCTAGGCTTTGATCCGCTCTTAATTCTGCATGTCCATTTTGATTAAACGCAAGGGCCGCTGAAAAATAGACTCTGTTTGGATCACCATTTAGGTATCCATTTGATATTCCGATTCCTCCTGACTTGGGAGAACCTTCGAGTTGGTAAATTAACACTGCACCCTGCGTTGCTGTTATATCATTGTTGCCACCTAATACAATAGTGGGTTGCATGATATTACTTTGATTTATATAATAGCCCATGAAAATCCGAGTGATATACGATTCCATTAACCTAATAAACTGTTTGGAAATAGAGACATAGTTAGAATCATTGGCAGTTCTAAGAGTAGTTCCTGTTATTTCTCCGCCTCGAATCAAATTTCCATTCAATACTCCAGTGGTAATAAAATCCGCAACAATACGCCCATCTTTTGTCATTGCTATTTCATACGGACCATTTACCCCGTTTGATGAATACCCTAATCCGTTTATGTTCCACTGCCACACTTTTGAAGCTGTCATTTCATTTTTGGTATCCATAATTAAAATTCGGTCTGGATATACACGTACATTTCCACCAAATCCCGAATTGATTAATTTTGTGGCATTTTCTTTCGCTGCATCCAGTAAAGATCCTGGCATATTGGATAAATCTTGTTGGATTTGATCTACCTTACCAGCCATATCTGTAAAAGATTCTTTAAAGTTTCCAATGGTTACATTGATATATTCCTTTTTAATCGGATCATATTTATACGCAATAACTTTTGCTTGAATATCAATACCATCTTCCTCATGTTTAACTGTAACAATATCGCCCATCCAGACACGCTGCAAAATTTTATATTCTTTATACTCCTCTGTTTGAGACAACTCTTGAAATTCAACCTTATATGTCGCTTTTGGTTGATCGACCATCTGAATATCAAACATAGCTTTAGCGGCTTGACGTAACCTGTTATACGCTTCTTCTACAGGTAATGCGTCTTCATCATTTGCATTTTTACCAATAGCTGCTTTTATATGATTAAATTCAATAACTCGTATTCTCGGATGTGGATACTTATGAATCAGTGGACTATCTACATATTTTTCTGGTAATAACAATCCGTCAAACCCTTGTGGCATAATTCTGGTAGTAGGGCTTTTCCAGTCCACACTTCCTTCATAACCTAACAAATCTTTTTTATGCCTGATAACTACCCCACGGTTAGCTCCTCGGTTTTTCAACATCTTCACATCAAAGTTATCCCTTTTTAATTCACCACCCCATCGATTTACGAATGAATTATCTTGGCTCGTATCCAACATTGCTTCAACTGGATTCTTTCGAACAATACGCGCGGTGGATATATTGGTTATATCTGAATAAAAAGTAAAAGGATGCTTATATTGACACCCTGATGACAACCTAGCCATAGCTGCACTACCATTTGTGGGCTGAATAAATATATCTTCAATCAAATTTTCTGTTAAATCATAAAAAATATGGTAACAAACCGCTTTGATTTCTCCCATACTCACTTTAGGAGTTACCACGCGAAATAACTGATCCCCATCAGGAGTAGGAACTTTTATGATGCTCATCCCGTCAATTTTCGTTCCATATGGAGCAAATAAAGGATAATTAAAATTAAAAACAAATAAACCGTTGAGTTCCTCCTCAACAGTTGCACTATAAATATGTTTATCTAAAACACCAATTCCATTATGCGTAAAATCTGTTTCATTTGGTTTATATAAAGTAATCATTATTTATATCTCCATCTTGGCTGAATTGAAATAAATTGAATAGCCCCTGACCACTCTATTTTATTTACTCCTATTTGAAATTCTGGAAAATCACCAATCATTTTATCATTCATTGGCACTGTACCACTGTATGCCTCTAATAATTCTGAATCTACTACAACAGAACCATTTACATCTTTAATCTGAAAAGAAACATCATTAATGGAAATTCGAAATGTACCATTACCTGCAACGAACAACATTGGAGCCGATTCCATTGTACCCGGATTATAAATAGATCCAGGAGTACTCAACATTATGTTTACATCTTCTGTATACTCAAAAGGATCAAGCGTAAAGTCGACTTCAAACTCACCGTGTTCTTCAATTTCATTTGCAATATCACCTATTACAACATGTTTAATTTTTCGATACACATCATCATCTGTAAAATATAGTGTCTTGCCATTCATCAACCAAGCCTTCATGCGCCGAACTAGTGGCTTAATATTCTCTTCTTCAAGCATATTGAACTTTATTTTTAAAGGGACGTTTTTAAACGCCCCTTTTTTTGTAAGTGAACCATGTCTACCCGGCACTTCAATATGTTCTACTTCCTGTTCTGCTGTAGGAATAATAGGGCGTTCTACCATACATATTCCATAGTCACTTGCTAACTGATTATCGATACCTATGTCTAGCAATTTAAGTCCTCCCTATTCCTATTTTTACATTACGACCACGCTCAGCAAACCAATCATTTGCTTTTTCAAACATACGATCCACATCACGTTCATTATTAATTGTGTTATAAAAATTAATTTCTACAGGACCACTGTCAATTTGTTGAACAATCGGTTGGACTGCTCTTGTCGCTAGCGTAGACAGATTAGAAGCAATGTTATCTTGTTTATTTATTCCATATAAATTTAACTTTTTAAAAGTATCATCAACCATATTTGAAATGTTATTAAGTGCGGATTGTAACACATTACCTTTGGTTGACTTTTGGTTTGGAGCATTATAAAAATCTTTAAAAATCTGCTCTCTGAAACCAGCTACTTTCTTACCTATCTCCAACCACTTTCCAGACTCTACAAATTCCTCTTCTAATATCTTTTGAAAAGGATCTCCACTCTCTAATACACTACGAATATAACGAGCAACAGGATTATTTTCGCTCATACCACTATTAACATCATAACCTTCAAGCTCTTTACCAACTTGTTTAAGTGCATCCCTCATGTCTACGGGTAAATGGGTAATCCAATCATTAAGATAGTCACCATCTTCCAATATTGCCTCAAAATAACTCCGAAGAGGATTATTATTATTCATGTCGTTTAAAGTGGAGCTATTGAAAGTATTTAACGTAGTTTCTAATACCGTATACACTGAATTTGCTAAGTTTTTAGCTGCCGCAAGAACTGTTGACATTGATTGTTCCATACCAACAGCAAGCCCGGCACCAACTTGTTTACCAACCTGATCCCTCATTTTTCGAGATGGACTATGGATGTCGAAGAAGGAAGTAAAACCGTCAAGAATATCGTTACCAATAGATTTCACCTTATTTAACACTTTACCAGCCATGCTACCTAGACCATCTATCAATCCACTTATGATATCTTTACCTATCTTGAATAAATCAATCTTCTTTAATGTATCAACAATCTTCGGTACAATATCTGTCACGATTGTAGAACCTAATTTTCCAACCATACTCACAATACCTTTTATTAAAGCCCAGATCAGTTGAACACCAGCTTCAAGGATTTTAGGTAGATTCTTAATTAACTCTCCTGCTAAAGTAACAATTAGCTTTAATGCTGCTGCAATTAATTCCGGTATCACCTTTACGATCCCAGCAATCAACATAAGTAAAATTTTCACTCCAGCTTCCAGTATCTTCGGCAAGTTTGCAATTAATGTGGATGCTATTTTGACAATTAAATCTAATGCTGCATTAATAAGCTGTGGTAACACTTGTACGATACCATCAATAATGGCCATTAAAATCTTTACACCGGATTCAATTATTTTAGGTAAGTTTGTTAATAAAGTATCCGCCACTTTGGTGATAAGATTTATCGCTAAATCAATAAGTTGCGGTAGCATTTTAATGATTCCGTCTATCAAGCTAGTTAAAACCTTAACACCAGCTTCAATTATCATAGGTAAATTCGCTGTAATGGCTTCAATTAAAGTTGTAATGACTGTAATAATTGCTAAAGCAATCATAGGTAAAGCTTGTGTGATTCCTGTGATTAATGAAACTAATAAATTTATTCCCATTTCAATTAGCTGGGGTAAAAATGACATAATTCCATTAATAATAGTTTGAATAATCGTTACAGCTATTTGGATTAACTGTGGAAGCATCTGCATAATTCCATTTATTAAAGTTAGAATCAATTGAAGTCCTGTTTCTATCAGAGTAGGTAAGACTTGTACAATCCCAGAAATTAAAGTTTGAATAATTTGTATTCCCGTTTGTATAATCATAGGGAGATAGGTAGCAATCATCTGCGAAATTGTATTTATAATCCCAACAATGGCTTCAAGCACAATTGGAGCCGCTACAACCAAACCATTCACAAGGCTTGAAATCATTTGTGATCCGGCTTCAAGAAATTGCGGTAATGCTGTTGTTACGAAATTGGCTATATTAGTAAAGATATTCGTAATAGTTTCAAGGATAATTCCTGAGTTTGCATTCAAATACTCTGCAATCGCTGGCAAATAACGAGATACAGAGATGAGAACACCAGGAAGCCCACCAATAATCGCTCCCGCTATAGTAGGGCCAATGGTCTTAAAAATTTCACCTAACTGGCTAAAATCTCCCGAAAAAACAGCTTTTACTGCATCAAAAAGATGAAGGCACGCTTCGCGTATCTTACTGACTGCCAATCCTATTATTTCAGCCGCATTTTGAAATCCTTTTGGTAAATGAGTAATCCAATCATTTAAATAATCTCCATCAACAGCCGTATAAAATAGATATTTACCTAGTGAAGATAATGCGTGCCCAAAGTTTTGAACACTTTCAATTACACCATTTATGCTATTTTTGAATCCTTCATTGGTCTGCCACAAATTCCGCATCCAAATAACCAATCCGGTAATAGCTGCGGATGCGGCTATTACTCCCCCAACTACCAATGCAACTGGACCAGCAACAGCCCCCATACTTACGCCAAATATACCAGCTATACTGGATAAGGTGACAAACACTGGGGCTAAAGCCATGCATGCTCCAACAAGTATTCCAAGCGCTGTTACAATTGTTGTAATAGCTGCTGCTAATGCTGGATGTTCTGAAACAAAGCCCGCAAAAGCACTAATTACATCAGCAATGACTCCCAAAACAGGTTCAAGTGCCATTTTCAAGTCGTTCATAGCTTTTTGAAACTTTACAGCTGGGCTGGCATCCATTTTCTTAATCATTTCATTTAGCTGTTCTTGATTCTTGTTCAAATCTATAACTTTATCTTGAGCACCAATAAGTGTATTGGTTATATTCTGGCCTTGATCTTCATACATCGTTCCGAAAAGCTTAACACCAATCTCATTTCGCTTTGTTTCATCTTCAATACTAACTAGCGCTTTCGCAATCTCTGTCATAGCTGCCGAACCTTCTTTACCGCCTTTAGCGACAGATTGCCCCCACTTTTCTAACTGATCAGCCGAAATTTTAGTGCCTTCAAGAGCTTCTTTCATAGACTTGTCGACACCTTGACCAAATTCAGCCGCTTTAATACGCCCTTCTTTCAGTCCATCTAAGAGATTATCAATCATTTGTATTCAACGTGATTCGCAACGTCACGCCCGTTCTTATGAACTGCTATACGTCACCGTATAGATTAGACTATATCTTCAACTACTTGAGTTGCTCCCCGTTTCGAGTGTCATTTGCTTACACCCTACGTCTCTCGACTAGTCGTTGCACGTTCCTTAATTAAAAGGCTTCGCTCAGTATTGTCTCATTTGAGAGTTCCACTGAATTAAAGGAGTTTTTCATTGTATGTCGCCATACAAGGGAACTATAATCTAATTCCAGGTACCTGTATCAACACCAGCCTCCATAATCGCTTGTACTTCTTCAGCATTGTAACCTGCTCGTGTTAGCTGCCCGCCATATTCAGCGATAATGTCCAATTGCTCAGGAGGAAATCCGATTTTTAACAGCCGATTCGTTAACCCTAAGGCCGTATCACTAGTTATCCCTAATTCATTACCAATTTCATTCGCTTCTTGAATTAACTCAGTAAAATCTATTCCTGCATAAGCACTTGCAATGGCTCCTGCTCCTTTTACAATGGAAGCATTAGCCTTATCGCTTACAGTTTGATTTAATGCCCATTGTCTACGTGTACCCTCCAGTGCTTCTTCCACATCAACACCATAAGCTTCTAAACCGCGAACCGCTTCTTCTACTGATTTTTTAGAGGATGCCGGAACTTCAAAAGAGACGTCAATTTTTGTTTTTAACTTAGAGGTATCAAGCGCTTGCTCAATGGCTCCTGAAATACCACCGCCAGCCATTAATCCACCTAGAATATTTTCTAAGCCTATATCTAATTCTTTGAAACTGTGCGACGCTCTCTCTGCTTCTCGTGAAAGGTCTCTCAAATCATTTCGAACTTGTTGTAATGAGTTCCCATCATCTATAGAACGAAGAGATCGCTGTAATTTCTCAATATCTGCTTCTGAACCTAATGCTTCACGACCGATGATTTGAATTGCTTGTTCTAACTGCCTAGCTGTCGCTGTACCGTTTCGTATTGCGTTTGTAAGGTTATTTCCTAATGCATTTGCAAAATGATCTACACTCGTTTCAGTCGCATCAAAGAATGTCTTTAATTGTTTCGTTGCGTTTTCTTGTTCCTGCAAACTTCTATTTGTCGCACTTAATTGATTCTGCAACTGCTGTTCTGCTGTCCGAGCTTGTATAAGCTGCGTTTCATATCTTTGGATTTCACTAGCATTTTCACCATACTGCTGTTTGGCTTGATCTAACTGTTTCTGATAGTTTTGTACTTTACTAGCTGCAACAGTATGTTGCTCTCCAAGATTATCTATTTTTAAACGTAACTTCTCTATTTCTGAAGCATTCTCACCAAGCGTCGCTTTTTGTAACTCGTATTGAGCATTCAACTTAGAAAGAGAAGATTGCAACTGCTCTTCCTGTCCTTTTAGCTCTTTCAGTTTTTGAGCTGCCTTAGCTGTTTCGCTTGTTCTTTCCTGTTCAGCATCTCTCGCCTGTTTTAAACTTTCAGAAGTTTGTTTAATACTATTCGCTAACTGTTGTTCCGTTATTTGCTGACTTCTTAATTTTGATTCTAGCTTTGCTACAACAGTAGAATTTTCTCCGTACAATTCTTTAGCACGTTGTAAATGTTCCGCTGTTGCTTGCGTAGCCCTTTGTGCAACTGCATACTGTTGGGAAAGGTTTTGAAGCTTTGCTTGTAGTTTTTCTGAATCAGTAGCATTTAATTTCATCTGCTCTTCTTGCAATTTCATTTCTTGACGAAGTTTTTTCGTTTCCTGATTCATGCCCTTCATAGCATCATTAAAATCTTTATTTTGCGCTTTAAATATAACTTCAACTTCCGAATTATTTCTTGCCATTATCTCACCTACCTTTACTTGGGATTGTTACGCCATGCTTCAAACGCTGTAATCCCTGCGTAAATACGCTCAACAGACGAAATTGGCTCATGCCAAAAAGTCTCTGGATCTATTCCAGAGACTAGACAATACAAGACGTATTTATCTTCCACACATTCAATTTTAATGTCTGGATTTTTTACTTTTTTTCACCGTTACCGCCGCTATTTGTACTTTTTTTCAGTGCTGCGGCAAATTGATTTGGATCTTGACTAATTACATCAACAACCAGCTTCGTATATAGTTCCATAGATTCTGCTAATGAATCATGATACTTCTGTAAGAAATCATCAAATGTTAACTTTTCTTTTTGGTTTGCGCCTTTAAACGCCATATAAATCACTTTATGAATACTTGTTTGATCGATTTGTTCTAAAGCTGATAAATCTTTATTATCCTCATTCCTTAATCCATCTAATGCTTGGAATTTCACGATATCAGCAATAATTGAACTAGTAATAAGCCCTTCTTCTTGGCCTTTTTTCAAAGCGTAATTGGTTAAAAACGCCGGATAGTTCTGTTTATTAATAAAACGTTTTTCATACTCACCTTCTACTTCTACAAATTCGACTTCTTTTAATGTTATTTTTTGTACTTTCATCTGCTATTTCCTCACTTTCATTTTCTTCTCATTTAAATCCAAAAGAAAAAGCCCTGTATGAAACTAGGGCTTTAAGCTGAAGTTGTTCCTTTAACAAGAGCTGAATTAAATTGTGTATGCCACTTTTGAGCGACTGTTGCATCTGCTAATTCATCCACAAACGCTTCATAATAGAATTTATTTAAATCATCTGGTAAGGCCGAGAATTCTAATTCCATCATAGCCAATTCCTCTTCACCACTCGCAATTGAAAACTTAAAACCAGAAGAATTTGAGCAATTTGGAAACGCAATCAGTTTTACAACATCATCAAAATCGTCTACTACATCTGCTGTAAATACAAAATCATTTCCTTTAGACTCGCTTCCATATGCCCAAACACCTGGTTTTAATCCTACTGTATCAAATCCAAAATAATCCCTTACT